AGGACAGAGGCAGAACCTTCATGCTCGACTCAATGGACGTAAATGAAACTAACTTCGTAGCAAACGCTTCAAACTTAATGGGAGAATTCCAGAGAACAATGGTTATTCCCGAGATCGACGCTTACCGCTACAGCAAATTGGCATCGCTCGCAATAGCAGCAGGCAGAGCATCAGGCGGATATACTCCAGTTGTCGCAGACGTACTCACAAAATTGAGAGCTGACATCGCAGCAGTCCAGGACGTAATCGGAGCAGACAAACCTTTGGTTATAACAATGTCCACAGCAGTCTTGAATGTACTCGAAAGCTCAACTGAGCTCACAAAACAGTTAACTGTAGGAAGCATGGCTTCAGGAATCGACCTGACTTATGAAGTAACTAAAGTTGACGGAATCCCAATAGTAGAAGCTCCTTCAGCAAGACTCAAAACTGCTTACGAGTTCATGGATGGATCAACCACTGGAAAGACTCAGGGTGGATTTGCTGCTAATAACTACGCATCCGTTGTATTAGGCGGCGTTACTTATAAAGCTGCAGGCCTCGGCGTAGCTGGTAATGGCTATTCCGTAACAATCGTTCAGGGTGTTGCAGATGCAGCAGTCGCTACTGGAGTAGTAGATGCTTCCGGCAATCTGGTAATCACTTTGGGAACAACTACAGGAGCAGTTCCAATTGATATGACTGCAACAGCAGCCGCAGCATTGACTTATTCAGGAGCAGGCGCAGCGCTTATCACTAAGAGCGTAACTGGCACAGCTTCAACAGTTCAGGTTGCAACAGCTAAAACTCTTCTTGCAGGTGGAGCAGGTTCCGTAGCAGCAGCTAAGAACGTAAACTGGATCATATGTGGCCAGAATGCACCAATAGCAATATCAAAAACTGACAACATGAGAATATTTGATCCTAGCACAAACCAGAGCGCAGATGCTTGGAAGCTGGATTACAGAAAATATCATGACCTCTGGATCATGGACAATCAGTATCCTTCATTATTCGTAAATGTTAAGGAATCACTTTAGAATTATTAAAGGGTAAGGTCATTCTTACCCTTCTTTTTTTAGACAAAGGGGGTAAAGTATGGCAGTTTTAGACGATATAAAAACAATACAGGGCATTGCTACCTTGGACACAACTAGGGATCCACTGATAACCATATACATCAGAAAAGCCGTAACACTTATAAGCAATTATTTAAACATGAAACCCGTAGTAGCTCCTGCTGTTTCTGTTGACATCGCAACAACATACCCGGACGCAGTCATCGAGTATGTAATTATAAGCATGAACAGAAAAGGCAATGAAGGGATTACTCAGTTCTCGCAAGGTTCCCGCAGTGGAACTTACGGAAGTGACCTGCCGGCTAGCGTAAAGGCTTTACTGCCTGCACCTTATGTTACTATGTCCTCGGTGTACGAAGATGCTTAAGGGATTCAGCGTTGCAGTATGGAATCATGGCACCGGCACTAAGGTAAATGGAATATATATTCCCGGCACACTGGCAAAGGTAAAAGACATTGACTGCGACATCCAGCCATATTCAAAAGCATTGCTGCTTAAAAATTACGGGTACGACATAGAAGTTAATAAAAGAATATACATTGACCATTTTGACAGTGATATAAAGATAGGTGCTATCTTGAAATACACCGATAAATACAATGTAAACATAAGCCTTGAAGTTAAGGCTATCCCCTGGGATGACGGATATATGGAGGTGTTCGGCCTTGCAGTATAAAAGCAATAGCGCAGCGGTTAAATTTGCTTTAAAGATGGCAAAGCACGAACTTTGTGCCGGTGTCGGAGTTCTTGCTGTGGGTGAAGTTCAAAGCGTTACTCCTGTACTGACCAGCAACCTTAAAAAGAGCATTGCATCCGATGTTATGCCAAAAGATGAGGGCGTTTACATCGGAGTTACGCAGGAGGCTAAATACGGCATTTATGTAGAAAAGGGAACTTCAAAGCAAAAGGCTCAGCCGTTTCTTGAACCTGGTGCTATGAATGCAATTCCAAAGATTACAAGCGTAGCTGAGAAAATATACAAAAGTATGATGGGCGGTGCATAGGATGTTAGACCTATATAAATTAATATGCGGAATAATAGAACCTATTTGCGTATGCTACGCCAATCACTATCCAACAGAACTCACCAAAACATATCCCTACATCGAGGTCAAGTTCCCAAACAGCATCATAAACAACAGTTTCAGCGACAACAACCTCATGGAGATTGATATCTGGAACAACAAGGACACCAATATAACGGATATTGAAAATATGACGGATTTAATTCATAAAGCATTAAACCGGCTACATTATAACGATACAAAAATGCAAGTCAGCATAAACAGAAATACACCTTACCGGCTGGAACTGCCTGACCCTATCATAGGAGTACAAAGGCGCCAGTTACGATATTCGGTGAAAGTTTACTATAAATAAGGAGGAATAATTATATGAATAGCACTAACACAGTAGGATATTCAAGCGCTACCCCTGATCATCTGATCATCGACGCTGGCGCGATATACAAAGATTATGGCCTTGTTACTGAGGCTTTAATTTCAGCAACCTCTGGTGGTAATGAGCTAGATATAGTAGTTAAAACAAGAAACGTGAAAATAGATGGGATAAAATCAGACGACATAATGGGATTAAAGAGGTTTGTCTCAGCAGCGGTCAGCTTGAAAGTCAACTTGCTTGAATGCACTTCCGACATTTTGAGAATGGCATTAATGGCAGACGTAACTACTACAAATTCAGATTATGACATCATAACGGGGAGAACCGCTATTCTGGACACAGACTATATTACAAACATAGCTTTGGTAGGTCAGTTAAGCGGATCACTCAAGCCCGTAGTCATAATCCTCAAAAACGTATTGAACGATGGCGGATTGAAACTGAAAACAGATGACGATAAGGACAATGTGTTGCCTTTAGTGCTTACTGCTCATGTGGATCCTAGCACTCCGACAGTTCTACCTTATGAAATCCATTATCCAAAACCACTTGACGGCATTCCGTTTGGTTTAGTGGGTACACCAGTAGTTGATAACAGCAAGGTGCTTCTGACATTCAGCGACACAGTAGCAGCAACAGTTGTAAAAGATGGTTTTGCGGTTACAGTAGCAGGATCCGCCGATGTTGTCACGGCTTCCGCTCGCGGAGTAAATCAGCTCAATACAATATTGTTGACTCTGACTTCCGCACCTACAAGCGGACAGGTTGTCACAGTAGCATATACAAAACCTGTCTTGGATGCTAACGATGTTAAATCCCTTAGCGGTGTAGCATTAGCATCATTCACCGCAATACCAGTCACAAATAATTAAGGGGGTAAAATTAATGAATGTTAAAAAAATAGTTTATTATGAATTGAACCTGACCGAAGAAGAATACAATCATGTAATACAGCTTGCAAATGACAAAGTGGTAGCAGGCACAGCAACTCAGGAAGATTTAAACATGACCACCTTTCTACAGGCAAATATATAAAATATAGGGAGTCCTTATGGGCTCCTTTCTTTTTAAGGAGGAATAGCGATTGAGGAAACTACAAAGCAGTGATTTTTTCACATTCACAAGGATAATTAAAAAAATGGGCATCCGAGAAGAATTGAAGATATTAGCTAAAAAGGCAGGAGACGTGCAGCCACCGACGGGCAAAATGACCGATGAAGAAAGAGCAGTGCAGCTTGAAAAAATAAAAGAAATTGCAACCAATGAAATGCAAATAGAAATAATAATGATATTTATCGAAAACATAAGCAACGCAGAAAATGAGGTATATAAATTTGTTGCAGACATAAGCGAGAAAACACTGAAGGAACTGAAAGATTTAAATGTATTCATGGAATCTATCCAGGCGATATTCGAGGATGAAACCATAAAAAGTTTTTTCAAGTTAGCATTGAAGTAGAAAGCACGGATCTGCTTGATACTTTGATGCACAGATACCATGATTTTAATTATTTAATGACTCTGGATTTTGACGAGTTCATGGAATTGTATTTGAAAGCTAAGAAAGAAAACATTCTCGACAGGTTATGGCAGCAATGGCTGATTGACTATAGCAGGATGACAACCGAAACGTTTATATCCTTTACGGACTATAAAAAGAAATCATTCATACCAAACAACAACAAGAAACTTGATAAAGATGAAATATTAAAGCAGGCAGAAAAAATAAAAGCTCTCGACCAGAGGAAGGGAGGTAATTAATGCAGATTTTCGAATTATTCGGAGCCATCAAAATAGACGATAAAGCAGCAACAACAGCGCTCGACAATGTTGACAAGAAAGGCTCATCCGTATCTAAAGGACTTGGACTAAGCTTTGGTAGCATAGCAAGCGCAGCTTTAAAAGTCGGAGCAGTCATCGGAGTTGGACTCGGCCTGAAGGATATGATAGCCAATGCCAGTGCAGCAGAAGACAGACTCGCACAAATGGATGCAGTGCTAAAAAGTACGGGCGGAACTGCCGGAATGACCAAAGACGAGCTGCTTAAACTTGCAACAGCACAAGGACAATTAACAACCTATTCAAAAGGCGCAAACATTGAGAGCGAGAACCTTCTGCTCACATTCACCGGAATAGGTAAAGACGTATTCCCTCAAGCACTTGGTGCCGTTAACGATATGAGCACGGCTTTGGGACAAGATACAAAGTCAAGTTGCATCCAGCTCGGAAAGGCGTTGAACGATCCGATAACCGGAATCACAGCTTTAAAAAGGGTAGGAGTAGCATTCACGGATGATCAGAAAGAACAGATTAAAACCCTTGTTAAGTCCGGCGATACAATGGGCGCACAAAAGATTATACTTGCAGAATTAGCCAAGGAGTTCGGCGGTTCGGCGGCAGCGGCAGGCGCAACTTTCTCAGGTCAGTTGACTATCATGCAGAACAACTTGAAAGGCATAGGCACACAGATAGGTTCGGCAGTAATGCCATATCTCACGCAGTTTTTCACATGGATTAATTCTCATATGCCTCAGATAAAGCAATTCGTATCAGATGCTATGAAAGTTATTGGCGATAATCTGAAACTAGTGGCCGACTTTGTTACCAAGAATATCATTCCGGCCTTTGATGCGTTCTGGAAATGGATTCAGCCTAATATACCATTGATCAAACAAATAGTCTCAGATGCTTTTAATGTTATTAAAGGTGTGCTCAAAGTTGTTGGCGATTATATAGTCAATTTTGTAATCCCTACCTACAAGGCTATGGCTGATTGGTTCTTTAAAAACTTCCCGGCAATAAAAGATGCCGTCATGAAAGCTTATGAATATATCAAGCCAAGTTTTGACAATCTTGTGGCAGTTGTTAAAAAGGACCTGATCCCAATTATTCAGGATTTATGGACTAAGGTACAAGCGGCAATGCCAGGCATTCAAAAGATATTCCAGGTTGTTTTTCCTCTTGTAGTTGCGGCTATAAAACTCGCAATCGATATAATAGCGGTTTTCATAGGAGTTGTTAAAGGCATTTATGACTTCATATCACCGGGATTAAATGATGTAATAAACTTATTTAACACGGTAGCAAACGCTATTAAAGCAGCGTTCGACTGGCTGACACAATGGAACAATACACCAGCAAAGAACAAAGATGGAACTATAACCCAATCAGCCAGCACGTTTAAAACAGGCAACTCAGCCGGAACAGATAACTGGCGCGGAGGACTAACAGCTATTAATGAATTAGGTGGAGAAATTGTGGATCTACCACAAGGAACAAGAATCATACCGCATGATGTCAGCATGGAAATGGCCAGGAATCAAAGCAATAATAAAAACACTGGCGGCTTAACTGTTAATATTGCCACATTTGTGAATAACAGAAAAGAAGATATTGAAGAGCTTGCACAAGAATTGCAGTTCTACACGAATCAGAAAACTACAGGGATAGGGGGTGCCAGTATTGGATAGTTTCATATGGAAGAATCAAAACTCATATTTAGATTACGGCATCGTAATTACTGAGAAACCCTCTGATTCCAAAGCTGAGAAGAATGTTGATGAGATACCAATCCCAGGTCGAGATGGTGATTTAACATTTGATTATGGGACGTATAAACCATTGCCGTCTACGTTAATATGCACATTGCTTGATGATAACAATATCGATGCTGTAAAAAGCTGGCTCGATGGTTACGACAAATTGATATTCAGTTGGCGACCTGGCAGATATTTCGATGCAAAGTTGATAAACCGGATTGATATTGCGCAAACGCTGGCAGCTTTCGGAGAGTTTCCTTTAATTTTCAAGACTCAGCCTCACGTTTATGCTGTAAATAATAGCCTAATCACGCTCACAGCAGCAGGCTCAATATTCAATCCAGGCTCATATAAGAGCAAACCTGTTATAAAGATTTATGGAACCGGAGCAATCAACCTGACTATAAACGGCAATGTCATAAACCTGACTAATGTGGTTGCTTATGTGACTGTAGATAGCGAGCTAATGGATTGTTACAAAGATACAGATCTTAAAAACAATTACATGGCCGGAGAGTTTCCTGAGTTATTGCCTGGTGAAAACATCATAAGTTGGACAGGGACGGTAACAAAAATAGAAATAACTCCAAACTTTAGGTGGCTATAATGATTAATTTATATGACAGAGCGACCACGGATTTTACACATAACGGGCTTGTTGTCCTCAGCGATTGCAAGTCCGCTTTGATTGTAGAGGAACTCAACGGATTATACGAACTAACCATAGAATACCCTCTTGATGATAGGGGCAAATGGCAAAACTTATTAGAGGGAAACATCATTAAGGCTGACGGACAACTCTTTCGAATATACCGAAAGAAAAAGAATATAAGCAGCATCACAGTAAACGCACGGCATATATTCTACGACTTATTGGACAACTTCCTGGAGGATGTCCGGCCAACCAGTTTGAACGGAAACAATGCCCTGAATTGGATACTGACTAGAACACAGTATTCTCACCCTTTCACGGCTTATTCGGATGTTACGCAGAGCAATACAAAGTATTTTGTGCGGAAGAATGTAGTGGAAGCGATCATGGACAAAGACGGCATAATAGCAAACTGGGGCGGTGAATTATACCGTAACAACTTTGCAATACAGCTCCTTGAAGCGAGAGGCCTCGATAGGGGCGTTTTAGTAGCCTATGGCAAAAACATACAGGGCATAGAAGAAACGCTCGACATGGACGGGCTATGCACTAGATTGATGCCTGTAGGCAAGGATGGCTTGCTGTTAACAGCAAAATATGTCGATAGTCCATATATTAACAACTACCCTCACCCCGTAGTTAAGACAGTTGACTTCGGCGATGCTACAAATGTAACAGACTTGCTGGCTGCAGCTCAGAAATATATCACTGACAGCAAATGCGATATACCGAAAGCAAATTATACAATCGACTTTTTAGAACTCAGCAAAACAGAAGAATATAAAAACTATGCGATATTGGAAACGGTTCTGCTGGGCGATACAGTAACGGTCAAGCACAGCAAACTTAATATCAATATCAAGGCAAAAGTTATAAAGACAACTAAAAACCTTTTAACAGGCAGGCTTGAAAAGGTTGAACTCGGAGATTTTAAAGGCAACGCTGCGGTAACTCTGGGGAACATGAGCAGCACGCTGACTAATATCACAAACCCTGATGGTTCAGTAAACGGCGCGGAGATAAAGGGCATAATAGACGCAACAAAAGCTAAAATGCACGCTATGGCCGATAATACAACTCCACAGACAACAAAGTGCATATTCTTTGAAGACAAGGATCCGCTAAGTGCAACTTATGGCGCGATGGCGCTCGGAACACAGGGGTTTGAGATAGCAAGCGTTTACGGCGCAGAAGATTGGAGCTGGACTACTTTTGGAACGGGACAGGGCTTTATTGCTGATCTAATAGTGGCCGGGCGACTTCTAGGCAACAATGCAGAGTTCAATCTGGACGAAGGATTCTTAAAGATAACCCACACGGACGGCAGCTATTCCAAAATGGATGCGAGTGGCTTTTTTAAACATGTTGCTTCAACCAATCAGGATTACCACTATTTGAGTGAGGCAGGGAGCGTAACAATACCAAGCACAAACGGTATTGCCACATTTGATATAACTTTGGATCCTTCCTTCAAGGGAAAAAACTTTAAGGTCAAGGTGTCTATTGCGAACAGCATGAATTCTAGCCCTTATATGGGAGAAAGCATGGTGGCTTTTGAATGCTATGTTACCGCTTACGATATACCAAACGGGAAGGCTACAATTAAAGGATATACTCGATGGTATGACTGTAGAGAGCTAATAGGCGATCAGATCAACGGGACAAGCACCGCACAATTTTATTTTTCGGACCTTGTCGTCACATGGGTGGCAATAGCATAAAAGGAGGAACCAAAAATGGCAATGGCCAGCGATTTATACATGACCGTGTTCTTTAGTAAGTCGACGGGAATAATAACAAACTGCTGCACGGGAATACAAGATATGAGCTTCTATAAAAATTTGCAAGCAGACTACGAACAAATATTCGACCTGATTGTCTTTAATAGAGATGATTTTGCGGATAGATGCGATTCTGTCTTGGCGGATCCAAACGCTTTCCAAATAAATACAACAACAAAAACGCTGGAAATGAAAGCGGCGTTTGTCCCACAATACCCAATAGCAACCACATAAAGGAGGCGCAGAATGGAGAATCGTTATAAAATAATATACGACATAAAGTCAAGAACAATAACAGACATAAGATTCAAGCAAGGCGATATTGATAGTTCGGTTTTAGAGCTGCAGATCGTTGATGGTGGATTGGCCGTGGCTATAACGGGAGAAACAATTGAATTTAGGTTTTTAAAGCCTGATAAAACTATAGTATATCAGGATTCTACAACGGGAGTGACTATACTTGACGGTCCGAACGGAAAACTTGAATGTGTTCTGAAATCTAATACTCTAGCAGCACCCGGTTCTGTTGCATGCGAAATACACAGAACAAAAGATGGAAAGCAATTAACTACACCGGTATTTTATTTCAATGTTGAAACCAGCATTGATGGATCTGGAATCCTGAGCACAAACTATATTAGCTTAATAGACAGCAAGGTGACCGGATGGCAGAGTGAAGTTGATGTAATTAAAGCTGCTTATGATGCGGCTACTCATGCAAACACTGTAGTTGAATTAACAAATGCTCGACATGATAATACTAAGAATACCGACTTCGCAAATGTTGGTGCCAGGATGGATTCAACTAGTGCGCAATTGGAAAACATTGCGCCTCAAGTGGCAGCCAACACAACAGCAATATCAAATATCGGAAATGCAAGTCCGAAAGGAGTTTACGCAACAGTGCCATTGTTAACGGCTGCTTTTCCAGCAGGAAACACAAATATCTATCTTGTAACGGGTAGTGTGGCAGAAGTTGCAAATCTAGTCATAACAGCACCTTGCACGGCTAGTGGTAATGTAACCGTAACACTAAACGGAGTCGCTGTTAATGTGGCAGTTTTAACCTCAGATACAGCCATACAGGTTGCAACTAAGATAAGAGCGGCAACATTTGTAGGATGGACAACTGGTGGAACGGCAGGAACAACAACCGTAACCTTTACTTGTAACAATACAGGAACAAAAACAGACGCAGTGTTTGCTGTAGCAAGTACAGGTGTAACAGGTACAATGACAACTACAACTCAGGGTGTTGCTGCTGATGGTAATTGGTATTATTGGAATGGTAGTGCATGGACACCAGGGGGGGCTTATCAAGCAGGATTGATAGCAGACAAAAGCGTCACGTTGACAAAGTTAGCAGTTTGTAAAAATGGCAAAAACTTATTTAACAAAGCGGCAGCAAACATAGGGTTTTACGTTGAACATACAACAGGAGTTGTCACGGCCAATGTATCCTATGATGCCAGTAATTATATCTCCGTGTTACCAGATACACAATATTGTATCGCTGTAACTGGCGGCAGTACAAGAATATGTTACTACGATATCAACAAGGCTTATATTTCGGGGCTTCAGAATCCAACAAGCCCTGTGACTACACCTGCCGGAACTGCTTATGTGATATTCTCGTTTATTGTTGCTAGTTTGGACGTACAACAATTTGAGCAAAGCGCAGTCAAAACTACATTTGAAGCGTACAAGGAAATAATCCCAAAGGAAAATCTTGAAGACAAGCCTTTTGATGTAAGTTCAATACCTAACGGGAGTTTGCCTTATAAATCCACTAACTACATTACAACAGGCAAAAATCTATTTGATAAAAATGCCGAAACTGTTGGTTATTATGTAAATTATTCAACGGGCGTATTGTTCACCAGTGCAACTTATTCGGTGAGCGATTATATTCCGGTACTACCAAGCACAGTTTATATACGCACCGCAGATCGACAAATGGCGTTTTATGATAGCAACAAAACTTATATTAGCGGATTGAGTTCGTACCTTGCGCTAGGTGTTCCATTTACTACACCTTCTAACGCTGCTTATTGCAGGCTATCAGTGTATGACACGGAAAAAGATATATATCAGTTTGAGTTGGGTAATGTTCAAACCGCGTTTGAAGCGTTCGGGTATAAAATACCAAAACTTATCATACAGCCAAGCACGGTTGACCTCACGTTATTTTTGCCATCTGAAATATGTATCGCTGCCGGCAGGACTATTGAGATTTACAACAAGCAAATAGCGTGGTGTGGGAATATTGACAATTACCATTTCAAATATGTTTGTGATGTCGGAAAGTGCCTGAAACGAAAATGGTCCTGCACGGGAATAACCGGCAACATAGGAACACACGCTATGACCGTAACCGTGTATGATAATAATATGCAATTTGTGGCAACAGCCTCAACAAACATTAAAATTGTTTCCGCCACTATAAGCACAGCAAGAAGCATCTTAACCATTGGAGATAGTTTATCAAACAACAAGCCGTGGATGGGTGAGCTTAGAACATTGTCAGGCAATCAATATTCGCTAGTTGGTACTAGAGGCACAAGCCCATTAAAACATGAAGGAAGAAGCGGATGGACTGCTACAACTTATTTGACAGGAGCTTCCTATACTTATGAATCCGAAGGAGTAAACCCTTTCTGGAATCCTTCGACGAGTCAGTTTGATTATGCTTATTACATTGCCAACAATGCAATCAATCCCGATGCAATACAATTGTATTTAGGAACTAACGGAATAGCATTAGACCCTACTACAAATGCAGGAAGTATTAAGTCTATAGTGGATGGGATACGATCCGTAAACGCAACAATACCTATTTTTGTGGTATTCACTCTGTATCGTGGAGGACAAAACGGTATAGGGAATCAGTCAAGTGGCGATGGATATATTGCAGGCCCCTCACAGTGGAAACTAGAAGAAGACAGAAAGGTTTATAATCTGATGGTGGCCGTGAACAGTTTGCTTTCCAGTTATACAAATCTGTATTTTGTCCCGATTGCATTAACACATGACAGTGAATATAACTTTATTACAGCAGATACGGTCGCTGTAAATCCAAGGGCGATACAAACCGAACCCGTTGAAAGTCAGGCTACACATCCGCAAAATCAAGGATATTATCAAATGGCTGACATAATGTTCAGTACTTTTGCAGCGCACTAGATTAATATTGCGCAAAACACAACACAGGGGAGCCTCCGGGCTCTCTTTTGATTTAAAAATGGAGGGTTGCAGATGGTTAGATGTACATTAGTATTATTGGTCATTTATGCAGCAATAATATGGACTTACGCAGGGGTGGTGGTGTAATGGAACGGTACGACAGGTATGGCAATATTCAAAAGCTGAACGTGATGTTTGAATCAAGGTATAAAGATACTCCAGAAAGGTCTATAGATACTCCCAAAAAACCTAGAGATACCACGAAAAGGTCCAGAGATACTCCAGAAAGGTCTGATCCAACCTTTAATAGTTGTGAAGATTGTACGGACGACACATGCTTTTATGGGCGTTATAGGCGGTATTGCTCAGACAACTTTATTGGCAAGTGTAACAAAGCCAAGCAGGCTGATGAACGTCAAAGAATGTTAAAAATAATATTTGAATAGGGGGATATTAATGAAAAAAATATTAATAACTATTATGACTTTTGCGGTTATTGCAGGGGCATCGCTCCCAGCGCTGGCATGTGGCAGGAATTATAAGCATAAAGCAAAGCCGCATTATACATTTGTGCAAAAAGTGCAAAAATCCTATGACTATTACCACAATGTGCTGGGCATGAATTTGGCCCATTATTTAATACAGATCAAAAAAATGCCTTAGGTATGACAAAATATATAGGGAGGTGGAACGATGGTTGTTGACAATATCACAGTGGGGTTAGTGTGCGCCGCTGTCGGAACTGTTACAGGTCTTGGGGGGTATTTCAGGTCCAATAAAAAAGACATTCAGAAAGATACAACACAGAGCATCAGGATGGAATCAAAAATTGACAACGTAGCTCTGGGGGTGGATGCGATTAGACTGGATATAAAAGACCATGGTCGTAAAATTGATACTCTAAATGAGCGTTTGATAAGATGCGAAGAAAGCACCAGGTCAGGCCACAAAAGGTTGGATGAGCATCTCCAACTAACAGAAGAAAGGAGTGTTTAATATGAATATCACAAAGAAGATTTCACCAAACAAAAACATCGGAAGAGGCGGAACAATACCTGATATCATAGTGGACCACATCACGGAG